GCGAGCTGCTTGTTGGTGACGGCGCGACCGTTCTCGTCGCGTAGCTCCATCACGACGGAGTCGATGTCGGCGGAGACGCCACGCATGGTGCCCGCCGTAAGCAACGACAACGCTCGCTGGCCATCGGCGCCCGGGTCGAAGTCACCCATGCCGACGATGTTGTTGTTGATCCGCTGAATCTCCTTGATGGATCCGCAAATGACCGAGCCCGAGTGGCCCTCGGCATTCACGGTTTGGAGCATCAGGGGCAGTGGAAGGGTGCGCCAGGCCAACGCACCCTCTTCGATCATGCGGCCGTCTCCGGAGGGAATCCCCTCGGGGATCAGAACGGCGGCCCACTGGTAACCGACGGCAGCCGCAACCTCAGGCTGGGGCTCGCCAACCTCGGCAAACTCGGCGGTCGGGGTGTTGGTCGATGCGGTCTGGACGGTGGCCGCTGGCTTGGTGGCCACCGACTCCAGGTAGCGGCGCATGAACTCGCTCAAGAGGTCGGCATCGCCGAGACCCTTGATGTCGAGTGCGGCGGTGGGCGCAGGAGCGGCCGCGGGAGCCGCAGCAACCACCTCAGCCAGAGCTTCGGAAGCGGGGGTCTCCACCGTGGTCTCCTCGGCAGTCGATACTGCCTCTTCGGTCATGAACTGCTCTCGGACGAGAGCGACGGCAGCGATCACGTCATCGGTCGATGCGTTATCTGAGCCCAGCTCGGGGACGTCGACCCCAGCATCGCGAAGGTGGCCTGCGAGGTGGTTGTAAACGCCCTTGTAGTCGCCCTTGGGGATGGTCGAGTCGTCGATCAGCATGAGGGCTGCCTTGACAGCCCACGTGACGGCGGCACCCGGCTCGCCAGATTCGCTCACCATGTGGTGTGGGAACTTGTAGCCGGTCTTGTTGCCTGGAGAGTTCGTCGAGTCGTGCCAGGCGTAGATCTTGTTGTAGTAGGCCGGAGCCTCTCCCGATCGCGTGCGAGTCTTGGCTGTGTCGCCATCGAACTCACGACTGTCTGTCACCGGGGTTGAATGACCTGGGATCGCCGAGAAGATCGCGCCATCCTCAACGGACAGCTCCGACTTCTTCTTCTTGAGGTTCTTGTCATCAGCGCCCTCACCCTCGACGGCTGGAGTGGTTTCGCTGTCGTCCTCGGGGACCTTGGCGTCTTCGGGCTCTGGTTCGAAGTCGGGATCGCCCTCAACCTTGTCATCCGCGTCGTCATTCACGACGGGGTCGCGACGGAAGGGGTTCTTCTTGCGGTCGTCCGCCTCGGCGAACTCCACAACGGCCTCAGTTTCAGTGGCCTCGGCCATTTTGGTCGTCTCCTGGGACGCGGAAGCGGTCAGTTCTTCCCCCAATAGTAGACCAGCCTGCATGGTCCTATCCGAAATGCCGTTCTTGGGCACTAGTGCCCACTTGCTTGATTCGGTTCCCCATTCCAAATCCAATACCTCGAATCTGACGGGACGTCCGACCAGGGCTTGCGCTGCGGCGATGTCGTCTTCAGTCGGTTCCCAGGCGACCGTGATATGGGCACAGAAGTCGTGATTCGTATAGGGCTGTGTATCCGCCCCCAGTGCTGGTCGAATCTTGCGGAGAGCGGTGGCTCGGAACTCGCCAAGGCCTGGAACGTCCACCAGAAGTACCAGGGCGGGCCTCTCGCCAAGCGTACCGAATTCAGTGATGGCCGTGATCTCCCCCTCCAGGGTCACGGAGTGTGGTACTACCTCTCCCCCGACGACCCCCCTCAGTTGCTCCGCCGCAGAGTAATCGAACTCGTCAGTATCCCCGAAATAGAAGAGAGTGCAGTGCAGGTCCGAAGACTCCATGCCACCCGGGATGACGAGAGATTCTGGATTGGTGGGTCGGAGACACAACATCACGCCAGAACTGAAGTCGGGGGTCTTGCTGTCTTCCGCCATTGCTACATGTACCTCAATTGCTGGAGACCGGGTCGATTCTGACCTTGGTCGGGGGGGCGTTGAGCGCATGAACCTTGAAAGACTGGTAGGTCATAGCTCGTGGCACTGGGAGCACCTCATCAGCGTTTACGAATGAGGCGACGGCAAGGGCCCGATAGCCCCTCATGAAGTCTTCCATGACCGCGAAAGCCTTCCTCTCGGCGTCGGTAGGATCATAGCCGTCGGTGACGAAGTGCTCGCGGAGCCCCGTAGTGGCCTGGCTCCCGAAGGGGGCGAGCACTTCAGCGACGATGTCTTCCAGGCCCACGGACTTGGCGTCGCGACCGGTGATGCTGAATGGCACTCGCCTGGCTGGGAGGTTGCGGACCTTGTCCGCCAGGGGGGTCTCCTGGCCGCGGAGGGCGGTTTGAATTGACCGACCGATTTCCTCAACTGCCTGGTCCAGGGCGTCATCGGCGGAGGCAGTGATCTTGTCGATCAGAGACTCTTCGAGACGCGACCCAGCGGGCCCGCGTCGGATGGGCTCACCCTGACCTGAGTCCTGATCTCGCACGGGCCGAGACGTTGGACCGGTGTCATTCTTGCGCTGAGGACCGGTTGATGGGTCGCCCGGATTGGCATCCGTGGCCACGCCGTTTTCGTCGTAACCGATCACACTGAGATCGATCTGGCCTTGCAGTTCTGGGTACTTGTAGAAGATGACCTGGGGCCCGAAGACTACGGGTTCGGCCTCCATGAGGGCGTCGAGGTCGCGCTGCTTGCGTTCTTCGTGATCGGGGGCGTCGGACTCGTCGAAGCCGTTCTCCCGCAGGAAGGTGGCCCGGGAGATCTCCTTGCGGTCGTAAGCGGCGCGGGCATTGCCGGAGGCGTCGGTCTTGCTGGTGATCTTCGAGGCGTCGAAGCGCAGGCGGAAGCTAAGGGCCTCTTCTTCAGTCATGTCCTCGTGAGTGAGGAGCATCGGGATCAGGTAAGACTGGGTCAAAAACTCGCAGAGGGCTTCTCCCAGGGGCTTAACATGCTTGTCGACAAATTGGGCATCGACGTTGTATGAGCCCCAGTGGGACAGGTTGCTCTTGCCTTCGAGCATCTCGGGGGGGACATCTAGCCCGATGGCAATGCGATGAATGGCTTCGTTCCGGAGATCGAGAAAGAGGCTGTCCAGTTCGCGAGAGAGGTCGATCAGCTTGACGCCATCAGCAACGAACTCGTGGGGGACGCGTAGGAGTAGGGGAACCAAAGAGGCTGCCGATGCCCGGTCTTCCAGAGGGGCGATCAACTGATCGATCAGATCCGTCGACAACGGGTCCTTCTGATCGGTGTCGTCGCCGTCCTCCTCGGATTCGTTGTCGGGGCCGAAGCTCAGTTCGTCGGCAACGATCAACAACCCCGCGGGGAGGCGCGACTTGGCGACGGCGTCAACCACCTGGGTGAGAAGGACGACCTCTTGAGCGATCGTCAAGAGATGCTTCATGGCGCAGTCAGAGCGGAAGGCATAGCGTGGGTCCGAACGCCAGAAGCGGGAGATGTCGGTGTCGGGGGCGAGGGCGATGGCTTGCTGGCTGGCATAGCCACCGAAGTCCCGCTTAATGACGCCCGTGCTCTCGATCCGGATCTCGATGGGGGAGCAGAACTCCCAAGTGCGTCCACCGCGAACCGCCCCACCCGCCGGTTGAGCGGTACCCACCAAGAAGCACTCCCCGCCAATTTGGCTCTGGAGTGCTGCCTTGCGCATCAACTCCTTCTTGCCGCCAACGACGGGGACGAAGGCATCCCAAACCCTAGCGACGCGTCGATCCGCCGTCTCGCGCCAACCACCCTTGGCCACGGAGTCGTCGCGCTCAACGGGCACCATCTCGCATGAGGCAAGTGTGTCTGCCATCAGGTTCATAACGAAGGCAATCTCAGGAACGACCTCGTAGTACCCGTACGAATCGTTGATCCACGCTTCTGGAGCGCCGATGGGGGCCTTCATGGACCCCACGCGCTGCAAGCTGGCCGAAGAGACCATGGCGGCGCGACGGGGCTGCACCATCGCGTACCCGGCGGAGGTGGCGGTCATCGCTGCGTTAGTGCGGCTGCCGCCACTAGAACGGGGCATGGATGTCTCCTTGTGATGCCTGGTGCAATCTTAGTGCATGTCACACCGCACTGTTGACTTCATCTTTCGCTAGCCGTAGTGCTGGTGGTACGGTCTTTCCCTACGTTGTATTCGTAATCCACCACACGAGGTTGAGATATGGACATCCCCGAGAGTTACGCTTCCCCTGGCCAGCGCCTTGGACTCTTCAAGGTCGACCACCCGAAGGCTCCTCCTCCGGAGTTTGAGCTGATTTCGGGCTCCGATCCCAGGGTGCCCCCCCAGGAGTTCAGCGGTGAAGGGAGCTTCTGCCTGTGCACGTTGGCCTACCACCCCTCTGAAGGCATGGATCCGGTCTACGGCTACAAGGAGACCGCCGACGCCAAGAGGAATGACAGCGCCGGGTGGCGAGTCCTCTGCGTCAAGGCCATGGGCCGGGCACTGAAGGACGCCGGTTACCCCGCCGACCTCCACGAACTGAACGATGTTCAGAACTGGAGGGCCAAGAATGCACGCGTCGCCGCCATCTTGGCTGGGGTGCCCAACCCCCCCGCTGAGGTTTCGCCGGGTCAGACTCCTCGCGAGACGCCCGTCGACATCGAGCCTGAAGATCACGTTGACGCTGATGAGGCTGTCGACTCAACCGAGTCCAGGGAAGCCCCAGAGACGTCTGTGGACTCACACCTGGCTCTGGTGCCGGAGAAGATCGAGCAGCCCCCGCTGGAGGCCGCAGCGAACGACGATCAGGTGTCTGAGTCTGGATCCACCACCGTGGATCGAGACGCCATTCGCGCTGAACTGAACTCCCTCACCGAAGAGGAGAAGATCGCCTTTCGGACCTTCATGGGTGAGGCTGGGATCACCGGCAAGGCTGATACTTGGACCAACGAGCAGCTCGTCAACATCGAGCACTGGTTGACCAGCTGATGGGCATTCCCAGCGACTTCCACGCCAAGGTGGTTGGCATGACGTTCGTCCCCGGGTACCCGGACAACGTGTACGCCTTGCGCGATTTGGGAACCACCGAGAGCGACGACGATCTCTTTGGAGATGATCTTCTGGACGAAGACGCCGGGTCGGTAGAAATCCCATTGACCATGCGTCGCAACCCGCAGAACCCTCACGACGAGAACGCCATCGAGGTGCATGCCCCCCAGCTCGGAGACGCCTCCATGTTGGGCCACGTGCCAGCCACGATTGCCGCTCGCCTTGCCCCACACCTGGACGAGCACCAGGAGTGGAGCATCTTCCTGGAGCGCGTCGCCGTGGTCCCAGGTAAGGAGTCCAACCCCGGACTCCACATCCACATCTTTCGGAACGATCTCGCCCCGGAAGAGGAGTGGTAGTGCCCGAGGACGGCCCGTCCTCATACAACCCCCAGGCAAGTGCTTGGGTTCGATACATGGAGCAGCAACATGAGCGATAACAACGTAACGGTCATCGGCAACGCCACACGCGATCCGGAACTTCGGTACACCCAGGGTGGAGCGGCCGTCGTCAACTTCGGCCTTGCCCACAACCACCGTCGATTCAACAAGCAGACAGACCAGTGGGATGAGGAGACCAGCTTCTTCGACGTCACTGCCTGGTACGATCTTGCTGAGAACGTAGCAGAGACCGTCTCCAAGGGCATGCGCCTTGTGGTGGCTGGTCGCCTCAACCAGGACACGTGGGAGACCACCGATGGGGACAAGCGCTCGAAGGTCGAGATCGTGGCGGACAGCGTGGCCCCGGACCTCCGGTGGGCAACCGCCGAGGTTACCAAGGTCGACCGGCGCGAGAACAACGGTGCTGGCGGCAGCGCTGGTGGTCGTTCTTCTGGCGGCTCGTCGAAGCCGTCGGGTGGAGGCCGCAGCGCAAGCCCTGGTCGCCCTTCCTACGCCGACGAAGAGCCGTTTTAGTCCAATGGTGCGGCAGGCACCTCGATCGCTGAGGTGACCCATGGCTTGGAGCCGCAAGGCATCGATTGAGCCCATCAAGGGGTGCTGCCACAAGATGGTCTGGACCAACACCCAGTGTTGGTGCAAGACCTGCGGACAAACCTGGGGCTGGACCCCGAAGCACCTTGATGATGCTGGCAAGACCCAGGGTGGTGGCTGGTTCGTCCAAGCCATCCACCAGGTCAAGTTCGGCAAGTACGCGGCAGGAGACGAGTTCTGAAACGCTCCGGCCCCATCAAGCGGAAGGCACCCCTCAAGTCGAAGTCTGGCTTGGGGGGTTCTTCCGATCTCAAACGCAGTCCGCTGAAGGCCCGCTCCAAAAAGCGATCCAAGGTGATGAAGGACGACCGGGTTCCACTGGTCGAATCCATGATTGAGGACGAGCGCGGGTGTGAGGTGGGCGCCATCCTCCACGCTGCTGGTTTCAGCGCTGGGTGTACTGGACAGATCAGCGGGTTGCATGAGCGGAGGAAAAGATCGGCTGGGGGGTCCTTGATCAATAGGACCAATCTCCTGGCATCTTGTACGCTCTGTAACGACTATATCGAAGACCACCCCGAAGTGAAAGACGCCACCGGCACCATGCTGGTGGTCCGAGAAGGTGACCCAGAGTGGCACCAGTTGGGATCTAGAAATGATGACCGCGATTGAAGTCCCATGGATGGCCAGCGCCCTGCGCGACGCCTACGAAGTTGCCTCGAAGAGCCCCGACCCGTCCACTCAGTGCGGGGCCTTGATCGGTCAAGAGCGACGGACGCAGATCACTCTCAATGGGGAGGATGTCTTCATCACCATCTTCGACATCCAGGCGATGGCTTGCAACACATTCACATCTGGAGTTGAAGCCACACCCGAGCGTCTTGTCAGACCCCTCAAGTATGATTTCGTGGAGCACGCAGAACGTGGGGCGGTCTATGACGCAGCAAGGAAGGGGGTCCGGTGCGCGGGTCTCACCATGGTCGCCCCTTGGGCCGCATGCACCGAGTGTGCCCGATCGCTGGTCGCCAGCGGAATCTCCAGGCTCGTCCGCCACAAGCAGGCTTCGGACCGTTCGCCGGAACGTTGGATCGACAGCATCAAGCAGGCTGACGAGATCCTCGACGCTGGCGGCGTGGAGATCGTCGACTATGACGGTAGCCTGGGCGCCGTTGAGATCTGGCACTGCGAGGAGTTGTGGATCCCATGAGCACTCAGTGGAAGTTCTTCAAGAAGTTCGAGATCCCGGACGCGGTCGATCGCACTTGCATCTATCTTCGTCGCTGGAACCTGATCGTCACGCCGTGGTTTTCGATCAAGGTTCACAACATTCGACTCCCAGATGGAGACAGGGCGCTTCACGACCACCCGTGGCGATTCACCAGCATCATCTTGAAGGGTGGGTACACCGAGGAAATCCCCATGGATCCAGGCCAAGGTTACGGGCTATGGAACACCGAGTTCATCAGGCGTGGGCGCTTCAGTCGTCACACCGTTCAGGCGGCTGGCCTGCACCGCATCCACTGGGTGGATCCCGACACGTGGACTCTAGTATTCACTCGCGGACACGAGCGGGTTTGGGGTTTCTCGCCCGACGCCGGACGGTGGGTCTCCTGGTACGAATTCCTCGGAGTCGACGCTGCCAGCGACGACTAGAACTCCTCGGCATCGAACCTGGAAGCGTGGGCCTTCAGGATGGAGAAGGCCTGGTCGCTCACGTTCTTGCCGGAACTGACTCGATCGAGCACGACCTCTAGACCTTCTGGACACTTGGCGAGGAATGGGCACCAGCCGCACAACGCGCTGGTCTTGGGGGTCCAGTCGTCAGCCTTGAAGCTGGCGTGTACCTCATCCCATACGCCAACAGCCTCGTCCACGGTCGCCTGGATTGAAGATGGGGTGTAGGGGACCAGGATCTCCTTGCCGAAAGCCGTGAAGATCAACCGGCCATAGGCGGGCTTTTCGTCTGCGGTGGCCTCCGTCATAGCGGCGTAGATGTTCATCTGACGCGTCTTGTCGGTCATGGAGTCCGGGAACTTCATGTTCGGCATCTTGCCGTTCTTGTAGTCAGCCACCACTAGTTCGCCCTTGGCATTTCTCTCCATCCGGTCGACGATTCCGCGAAGGGGCACGCCGCCGATGACGCAGTCCATCTTCTGCTCGGTGGCAACCACGTCAATCTCGGCAGGGTCCTCCATGCCGAAGTAGGCATGAGCGGACTTGAGGGCGCGTGCGCGGAAGTCCTTCTGGGCTGAGCGCCCCAGATTCAAGTAGATGAAGTCCTCGTCGACCAAGGTTTCCCCCCACGCTACGACGGCATCCTTCTTCCAGTTCTCGATCGTGCGTTCGGCCGATGGTCGGTCCATCAGCAGCTCCAGGCTGCGGTGGACGAAGGTGCCCAGCACTGAGTCGATGGACCCGGGGGACCGCTGCCCGTAGATCTTCTCTTCCCGGAAGCGTCGAGGACACTTCATGTAGGTGGAGATCGACGAGGGCGAGAGCCCTGTGGGCAGTCGGGGGGTTAGAACGTCTGTCATGGAGCCATCGTACTAGGCCATACGGCCTACCAGAACATCGTCATCTCAATCGGGTATAGTCCGTTCGCCCCACTGAACGATCAAAGGAGCCTCGTGTACCAACTTGATACCGCCGCCCGTGAGACCATCGCTACAAGTCTTCGAGATCTGCGCCGAGACGAAGATCGACCCATCACCATCGACGGCGACGTGTGGGTGGGTGGGGCCCGTGACGGTCGGTACGAGAGCATGCACCCCGCCGTAGCCCATCGCGAAGTGGTGGATGCCGTACTTGATCACGAGCTAGTGCAGGTTGCCACGCGTGAGCAGGACTCCACCTGGGAAGCGCTCAAGTGGCTACTTTCCCTCGGCCCCCTTCCGCACGATGTCCCCGCCACACACCGAAATGCCATCGAGATGGCGAAAGCCGCCGGGGGTTGGAATAGCACGAAATGACACGAGGTGCTTGCTATGCACTGATGTTTGTCAGTATGGTACTGATACCCCTTCTTACGAGGTATCTCCGTGCCAGAAGAAACGATCGAGCTTCCCAAGAAGCCTCGCTGTTCAGATTGTGGAGGCACTGGACTCAAGTCCGACCCTATACTCAAAACCGCTTTGTGTACATGTTCGGCTGGTTACGCGCGTGGGCGCGTGCACGAGGACGATTGATGTCCAGGCGCAAGATCAAACTCATCGGCGATTGGCGTGACGAAGCCGCCTGCCTAGGCAAGGACACTGACGGCTTCTATCCCGAGAGGTCCCACACCGAGGCGGCGCGGGCCAAGGCGGTCTGCAAGGGCTGCTTGGTGCGAGAAGACTGCCTGACCGAAGCGATAGCAAACAACGAGCGGTTTGGCATCTGGGGCGGCATGGACACCCAGCAACGCACCAGGGAAGGTCGCAGGCGACGCCGGGAAAGCACCCCAGTGGATGTCTAAAGAGGTCTAAACCAGGGCCTCGATCTCATCGAGCGCGGACTCTACCTCAATCTCGATCAGCTCCATGACGAGGGCTGCCCTTTCCAGCGCTCGGGCGCTCGCTTCTTCCCATACGTCTAGATCGAAGATGAGCTGATTCAAGGCCCTGGACCAGCCATCAATGTCGGCCCTGTCGATTAGGCGCCAACAGACGTCCGACTCGGTAAACCCAGCGGCCAAAGATCCAATGGTGGGTATCCCTGAGAGTGCCGCTTCAACGGCGACTAGCCCCCACGTCTCCTGAGCACTAGGAGCAACCATGACCCGAGAACGGCTATAGGCCGAGGTGATCTCAGGCGCGTTCGGCCAGGCTTGCACGTTGGCAAGGTCGGGCTCCTTCATCTGGATGCCATATCCGCCCTCAACTACCAAGAACGGAATGGATGGATTCAGGCGCGCCAAGTCGTACACAATGTCAGCGCCCTTATTGAAGGTCTTGTTCACCAGAGTGGCCTGGGATCCCAACGGCTCAACTCGGACCCGGTTGACATCGACTATGGGGTGAAGCACGGTGGACTTAGACGACCACGGGACCGCTCGGGACATCCAGAAAGTGTTGAAGATCGCCAGAGAGTTCGGCCGAGATGGGACCTGATACTGGTGTAGTTGAACCGTGTTGTGCACGAGGTGCACGAGTGGTCGGGGCGGCCACTCAGAGAGGGCCACGGCACGTCGAGATGCCCGCAGTTGGGTGATGATGACGTCAGAGGCGCGGTACATCTCACGCATCGTTGGGACCAATCGCGTCGTCGTGATTGGTATACCCTCCCATGACTCGGCCCCAACGGTGCCGTCAACCAGGACGCGCACGTTCCACCCACGGCGGTCCCTACCGGCCTTCAGTAGCCCGTGGAGCGTCTGCGGTCCCCCTGCGTTGTGGAGGGGCGGGTAGGTGGGTGAATGACCTAGGACGTTGAAGGCCATGGTCCGCCGTGGTCCAGGTGCATGATGTGTAGGCCCGCCTTCTTCGCTCGCTTGATCATGTCCTCGGAGCCACCAGACTTCAGGTGGGGATGTAGGTTGTCTTTCAAGGAGACCAACACGGCGGGCCTTCCCTCATCGATCATCATTTGGTTCCGACGATGCCCGGCGGGCTTGCACGTCTTTTCGCCCTCAGGGCACCAACACTTCACGGGGGTCAAACCTTCGCGATCGTGTTCGTTCCACTTCGCTGGGAAGGTTAGGAGTTCAAGCCCCGGTCGCTTCTGATCCTCGACAAACCGTCGCGCTAGCCGATCTGCGCCCGATGCCCCGCCTTCGATCACTGTCAGATGCTCGTAGGAAGCGCTGAAACCGGCCAGAACTACCTGGAGCGTCTTGTAGTCGTCCCAGTGGCGAGACCCACTTACCAACACCCTCATCAGTACGTGGCAAGCACTTGGTCGTAGACCCACGGGTAAAGCTTCTCCAGGCCCTCCTGGAGGCTAATGCTCGGCTCCCAGTCTAGGACTTCCTTGGAAAGGGTGTTGTCGCTGTTGCGACCTCGCACTCCCTGGGGGGCGGAGAGGTCGTAGGTGCGCTCCAGCCGGACCCCTGCGATTCCTCCAACGATTGAAACGAGATGGTTGATCGACACGAACTGGTCCGACCCAATGTTCAGGGGCTCGGTGAAGTCTGATCGCATGAGGCGTAGCGTGCCTTCGATGCAGTCGTCCACGTAGAGGAAGGAGCGGGTTTGCTCACCATCCCCCCATATGTCGATCTTGTGGTCGCCGGACAACACTGCCTCGGCCACCTTGCGGCAGATGGCGGCAGGAGCCTTCTCGCGCCCGCCGGTCCATGTGCCCGATGTCCCGAAAATGTTGTGGTAGCGCGCCACGCGCGCTTCGAATGTTCCATCCTCGTTGTAGGTGCGACAGAACTCCTCGCCGTAGATCTTCTCCAAACCATATCCAGGTTCAGGATCCCAGGGCCAGGAGTCGGACTCCTTCAGTGAGACCTCTTCGGTCTGTTGGAGGTAGTCGGGGTAGATGCACGCAGATGAGGCTTGGAAGAATCGAGATACCCCGGCGGCGGCGGCGGCTCGGAACGAGGTCGAGGTGATGTCGATGGAGTGGAGGCACTCTCGTTGATTCCCGGAGATGAACCCCATCCCCCCCATGTCGCACGCGAATGCGAAGACTTCGTCGCACGCCTTCATGCAGATGGCGGCCTGGTTGAAATCGCGCACGTCGAACGATGAATAAACCGTGTGGGTGTCGGGGTTCGTCTGCTCCCAATCCCAGATCTTCTTGATGTCAACGGCGACAACGTCGTGACCTTCAGCGACGAGGCGGTTGACCATGTGGCCGCCAATCATCCCACCAGCTCCGGTTACGCAGATCTTGGACATGATCAATCTCCGATCGGGACGAGTTTGTCGCCCTCGCGTCGCATGGGTGGTTTGGGGGGGCGAGACAAGAGTTCGTATCCAGTCTCTTCAGCATCCGAATTTAAGCGAGGAACGCCAGGAACATCGCCCACGTTGTAGGTGTAGATCGACTCTTCGATGAAACGGAAAAAACCATCAGACGTTTCCAACATTGGGTACATGATGACGTGGTCGTATAGGTAATGGAAGAACGTTCCGTTTGGGTAGGTCAGATCCTCGATCGACAGGGCATCCCACAAGACTGCCTTGAACGATAGTGGGTGATTGAAATTCGAGGTCCACTGCCGGTACCAGCCGTTGAGGATCACGTCCACCGGGTAGGGCTCAGCGGGGGGGCACGGCGGACACGGCGATGATGGGGTGTAGCTTCCGTAGGTTAGGAGACAGTCTGGGTGAGCCTCATACTCCTCCTGAATTCGACGCAGACACCCGCCGTGGGGGAACCAGTCATCGCCGTCGAGGAGCACAATGATGTCGTCGGGGCCGCAGCAGAGGAGCTGGATGGCGTGCGCTATCCCCTCTAGCGCTCCCTTGTTCTCGCGGTGCCGGAGCCACTCGTGGTTGTTCGCGTACGCCCACTCGCGAATGAACTCAAATTGGGCTGGATCGGGGGATCCGTCGTCGATAACCATCGCCTCGAACTCGACATCCTGGAGTCGGAGAGACTCTAGACATCGTTGGAGATCCTCCATGCAGTTGTAGCTTGGGACGACGACCTTGATCACGACTTACGCGTCCCGTAGAGCATGCCCCCGGAGTTCTCACCTGGGTAGGGGTGGCCGATGATCTCCAGATCGAAGACGCCGGAGAGCTTACGAATCATGTCGCCGAACTCGGGGGTCTGACCGTGGTACTCCATGCCAAGAAACTTCACTCGCCGGAGAAGATCCGGATCGACAGACTCGAAGATCGAGATCTCGGCACCCTCAACATCCATCTTGAGGTACGCGATCTCTTCGTGCTGGCGGAGGATCTGGTTCAACGGCATGGAGCTTACGAAGACGTCGTGCTCAGATGTCGCTTCGTCACTCGATCCGGTGTTTCCTTGGGCGGGGGTAAGGTAGACACCCTCATCGTTGCTCCAAACAGCCAAGGGTTCGATCACTGGACTGATGCCGTGGACCTTGAAGTTGCTGATTGCCACGCTCACGTTCTCCCATTCGGGCTCGTACGCGTAGACCGAGGCACCGCGTCCGGCGGCTAGAACAGTGAAGGCCCCGATGTTCGCTCCCACGTCGATGACGACGTCATCCCGAGTCCAGTTGCGGCCGAATAGGCGGTACTCGTCAGCGATGAACACCTCTCGCAGCACCAAGGCGTCCGAGGTGCCTGGGCGGATGTAGAAATCCATCCCAGCAACGCTCACACGTTCGGTTTCGAAATCGGTCACAGTGGATCCCTTCGGGGTGAAGTGGCGATTCTATCATGAACGCGCCGCAGCTCTTGAGCGTTGACCCGCCAATCGGACTGCGGGTTGTTCGATGTGTAGATGTAGAGCGGTTGAAGAAGCCTGGCGTAACGGCCACCGGCTAGCTCCAGGCATGGCAGCATCACGGCGGCATCACAACCAGCCATGTACCAAGAACCATCAGCGTGCTTGAAGTCCGCTTCGTCCAGTTCCAGGAAGAGGCGGGCGCTGACGGTGCGGAGATGGTTGAACCGCAGGCCGTTTCGTGACATGTTCCGATAGTCGTTCTCAATTACGCACTCGGGGGAGTATCGACGCGCTGGATGACATCCGGTGTCGATTGGGTCGGTGACGTAGCTGCCGTAAGTCATGAGGTAGCCAGCACTGTAGTACCCCTCCAAGACATCGAAGACCGGGTACTCGGGGTTGAACCGGTCGTCGCCGTCAAGCCACACGATGACGTCGTCGGGGTCGGGGTCAAGGGCTCGGATGGCGTTGACTTGAGAACGCATGGCTCCCAACCGGTACTCGTTCTGAATGAAGATGCAATCCGCGGCGTACTCGCCCCAGTGGGCGTCGAGGTCGCGTTGACGTTGGTCGGTGGAAGCGTCATCAACCACACACACTCGGACTGATCCGTGCTCACTCCGCTGGGCAGCAATGGAGTCTAGGCATGCGGCATGGACATCGAAACAGTCGCGGCCGGTCACGACCACCTTGAAGTTCACGTCGACCCCTTACGCCAGAACCCATCGCCCCAACCGGTATTGCCCGCCATGTTGAGGGCGACACACTCGAAGCCGTAGGCTGCGAGGAAGTCGTCAAGGTCGCCCAAGCGGGCGCAGCCGACGTACAGCTCATCCACGTTGACCTCAGTGTAGACATAGCGAGCGCCTTGAAGAGTGCGGTCTGCGCCCTTGAGAGCCTCCAACTCGTAACCCTGAAGATCGAGCGCTAGGAAATTGGACCCAGTCGCCCAGTGGCTTCGCACGACGTCGTCTATCGTGCGAGTCAAGAGCTTCTTCGACTCGATGAACGCGACATCGGGATGCTTCTCCAGGTGGGTGCCCAGTTCAAGCACGGAACTGGACTGCCCGTTGTTGGCGACGTTGAACTCGACCTCAAGTCCAGATTCAGCACCAAGCAGGGCGCAGACTACGTCGTGGTGATACGGAGCCACGTTGAGCCGGAGCTGAGGGATCAGGTCGGGGTTGCCTTCGATCCAGAGCACCGCGTCGGTGTACTCGGAGTAGGCCTTCGCCTCTTCACCGAGATGGGCTCCAGCGTGGACGATGCCGGTGATCTCCAGCTCGCGTTCTTGGTTCAACCAGTCAAGGGGGATGAGCATGTCACTCCTCTACAGGAACCTCGACCCACCCTGTGGGGATCATGGCTCGCCAATCGATGTACGACAGCTGCTCACCGTACCATCTGCCAGGGTACACCGGGTGCTGGTCTCCAGACAGCCAGGCCCCCCACCAAGAGTAAGAACTGTTTGAGACTACGTGTCGTTCGCACTCCGCCATCAAGAACAGGTCGATCCAGTCAAGAACGGGGGCAGTCAGGTAATCCTCATCCTGCTCCTTGGGTCGCGGAACCCCCCGGTAGTAGAGATCGAAACGGTCGCCGTAGGTCTCCTCACACCAGTCTGGATCGTCAGAGAAGACCACGGTGGATGTCGAGTCAATCTTGTCGGCGGCCCGCAGGTACCACTCCGATGGCAACGAGTTGATCGTGCCATTCGGGTTGGTGGCGTAATCGCCGCGACGGACGTGGACGGCCGTATGCGGCGGGGAGAGGTGAGCGATCTGGTCACACCATTGATCGGCAACGACGTCGGCAGCGACAGCCGAAGGTTCGAAGGCATTCCACACCTCGCTGGTGACGTTCTGCCACAGGCTCAAGTCTTGAAGGTAGGCCCGAGCGCGTGGATCGATACGCGTGGCGAGCGTGTCGGAGCGCGTGTCTCTGGGTTGGATGGGCCCATACCACTTTGAGGGAAGGTTGAAGTAGGGGCGATATGCCCAGTCTTCCGGGAAGGTCGGAGCGAAGCCGCGTTCGTGGGCGAGCCCCACGGTGCTAGCGATCTGCCATAGGGAGTTTCCCAGCCTTCCGCGCTTACCTAGATCTGGGAATACTAGCCTGCCCTTAGCCATGTCGTTCCTCTCTCAACGCGTCCAGCAGTTCGTCCAGAGCCTCCGGATTCTTCGCTGCCGCATATCGCTCGTAGAGCCTGCGGTTGGCGGTGATATTCGGCTGAGCCTGGCGATCAGTTCGAATCTTTGGGTGCCAGAAGTGGAAGACGTCTCCAAATAGCTGACGCTCTCCGTACATGGCCGTCATGGCAGCGTGGAAGGCTGAGTCCTCGTAGCCCCACCCCTCAAAGTGTTCGTCGTACCCACCAACTCGATCGTAGGCATTGAAGCCACAGATTGTGATCCCTCCGGAAGGGGCCTGCATAGCCTTGCCCCAGGGCAGATCGGCTTCCTCATCGAAACCCATCGCTCCTTCGATGGAGTACCTGGTGAAGGCTTCAGTCATCTGGAAGTGGGCCCTGCATCCGTACCACGCCTGTCCATCATCGCGCCCGATCTCGTTGATCACCCGAACGATGTCCAGTGGGTGCCCTGGCGTGGTGTCTGCGTCGCAGAAGATCAGGATCTCGTTGGTGGCTTCCTGGGCGCCGTTGTTGCGGGCTTCAGAGCGGTTGAAGGGCAGGCCCGGATCGCTGTCACAAACAACGATCTCCCACTCTGGCACACCTTCCCACCATCTACAAACCCACTTGAAGAGGGTCTCCCCCCAGGAGTCCCGAGGCCGATGGGGAATGACAACGCTAGCTTCGTACATTGATCTCTTCGATCATTGCTGCAATCCTCTTGGCGGCGTCAGGGATAATGGATGCTTTCGGGGGGTTGTAAATGCGCACAGCCTGGTCCTTCACTGCGGGGGCTTTGATCCACGTGGCAGGAAGGCCCAGATACTGGACCTCGGCGTAAAGGTTCGCCCCGATACATCCAACGATGTGGTCGGCGGCACGCATCCACTTCAAAGCGGGCCACCTATCGAGCATGATGTCTGGGCCGTAAGCCTCAACAACTCCGGGCCGATCCGTCGAGCGCACTCCAGCGCGTATGAAGGCTTCTTGGTCCAGGCCGAGGTCTTCGCGAGCCTCTTCACGAGAGAGGATTTCCGACTCGTCTAGCATGACGACCGGGAACATCGATCCGGGTCCTTCGGTCTTGACCATTGGCTTCGTAGACTTCGACACCGTGGGTCGACCAAGTCGCCAGATGAACATGTCTGCCATCGGGACAAGGGGTCCGGAGGCCCTGTCGTCCACAACCAAAGTCTTTGGGGTGATGGCCCGAACGACTTCAATGGCTTGCGCCCGGCTCTTGATCGCGACGTAAGGAATGTCGAAGTAATCCAGCGAGCGATTGATGTCGACGTTGTCGGTGCCTCGAATGACGAGAACGTCACTGGTCAGCCAACGGGTGATGGCGGCGGCCCGGACGGCATGTCCGGCTCCAGCTTGGGGCCACGCCCAGTAAACGATCACGGCACGCATTCTATCAAGGGAAGGAGACGGGTATTCACATCTTCCAGCCGTCTACGTGTCACGATGAAAGGCATGGGACGACGTCTTACCGATGAAGAGCGTGCGTGGAGAGCCTATACAGAGAAGGCTTACCAGACTGAGGTTATCAACCTTGCCAGAGGACTCGGCTGGATGGTCGCCCACTTCCACGACTCGCGCAAGATGGTACGCCGCGGCAACAGGTACATCCCCGTGGCCGACGGGGATGCCGCCGGGTTCCCCGACCTGTGCTTGCAGCGGGGGTCAGAGATCCTGTTCTGGGAAATGAAGAAGGAGTTGGGCAAGCCCTCCGAGAAGCAAAAGGTGTGGCTCGCCTCGCTCCATGGTGGTGGGTTCGAGGCCAGGATTGTCCGGCCTTCAGACCATGAACCCTACGTGGTACCCAGGCTCCAGTAGCTCACCAAACCTCGGTTCACCTTGGACGCACAACCAAGCGGACAGAAGCAGAACTCCATCCGGAAAGTGGTTCGAAACTGCCCGGTGCCGTCGCACTGGTAACAGCGTCCCCTCGATGGGTTAGTCGGGGTTGCCTGGGGGCTCACTTCTTCCATCCAGATCATCCTTCTTCGTCAACGCTGACGTGATGGTGCTCTCTGCCATCTTACCCAATCGCTCGATGCTTTGCTGAAGCGGCATCGTGGAACGCGCCCTCTTCTGGGCCTTTCGTACCGACTTGTTGGGAGCGGTGCGCCGCTTACGGCTGAATGAACGTCCGTTAGACATGGATTCTCCTCAGAATGGTTCGTTGTCTGGAAAGCCGCCATCATCATAGTCTTCGTAGGTGGGGGGCGGCGAATACCCACCATGAAGGGTTTCGCGGGCGGTCGAATTCATCCCAGACCAGTTGTTGGGGGTCTCATATTCACCTTCCCATGGCCACTTGCCACCACGGCGAAGCTTGGTCGGCCACGAGTTCTCGTTACGATCACCACGCCACCGGCCTACCTTCATCACGCTGAAGTCTCCTTCAGTGGTGGACTCCGGATTGAGGCTCAGGCCGATCTCCGGCCAGCGCAACCAAAGTGATGAGCCATAGGGCATCATCTTCCGCTTGGTGCCAGCCGTTTCCTTCGGAGCGTGATGCTCCATGATGAGACCGAACTTGTACCGGCTGCGGAGGTCGTCAAGCACTGCCATGACCTCTCGCGCCGCTTGCTCGTCGTTGTCCCTGGGCCCAACCTCGTACATCTTGTAGAGGGGTCCGATACACACCAGGCCGGGCCGAACGTGGGCGAGTGCGGCTTCGAAGGTGATCCGGTCGGCCCGGTTGCGGATGTTGATGCCGCTTGGCCGGTGCCAGAGCCAAGCGCGGTCGGGGTCATAGTCATCTCCAACGGCGCCCAGGGTCTGTTCGAGGATGGGGTTGCAGGTATCCATGACGGCATCGTCTGGGTTCTCCAGGTCCACGATAAGGGACCGACAGGGGGGGATCTCGGAGTAGTTGAACGGATGGATGCCTTGGGCCGCTGCGATGGCGATCTGACGCATGAGGACCGTCTTGCCAGCACCCTCCTGGGCCACTATCATGCAGCGCCAGCCGATGCGTAGGAGCCCCTCGATGCACCAGGCTGGGCGCTCGGACTCGGGGCGCTGAAGAAAGTCATGGAGCATGTAGACATCATCAGGGGTTTCCCCAATCCGGACGCCAGAAACCGCTAGTTCGTTACGCGCCCACTCCATGATGTCCTCGGGCTCTTCGGACATCTGGTAGCACTTCTCCACCATCTCCGCTCCCAACTGGATGGCCTTGCGATAGGTGGCGTGCTGG